GCCTGATGTTGTGGTGACAGAACGCCATTTAGTAAATCTCTTAAGTAATGGACGTAAATTGGTTATACGCTCTCCAGTATAAATTTCATTCAATTTTGGATTAGACTTATGTAATCCAAATTCATTGTAATCATCCTGCAAAGGTTTATCCAATTGACTTTTAGTGCCAATAGCATCAGCATTAACTTCCACACCACTTTGTGCATCAAAACCAAGAGGGATAAACTCATAGTCATTGATATCATTTGTTGGTACAAATACTTCAAAATCATCTCCAGCACTAACGTAAACATTAATCTGAACATCATTATTAGTTGTTGAGTTAGGTGTAGTCAATTCATTAATAACAGAAATTTCTACAACTCCATTGCCAACATACTTTTCCTTAGTATTGTAACGTGTCACAGGTGTAATACCATCAAAACCAGTAAAAATATCATTTTGCACATAAAATCCTGGTTTCGCCATCTTCATTAAAGTAGTGGCTTGACCAGGTGTAATAGAAATAGTAAAATCTTGTGTATGCGAAATATCGATAATCTGACTATAATTGGTGGCATAATCATCATTAACATCAAAGTTAATATAATTAGGATCATACGTAAACTTTAGTCTACCTTTATGATATGCAGAACAAACAATTTGAAACCTAAATTTCAATGTGCCTGTCCAATATTTAAAAGGTAATGATACAAAACCCAATGATGTCAAATGATATACATCTACAGCGCTTTCAGCAAACATGCATGGCTGAACACGAGATTGAAACAATACATCATTGATATTAGATGATTTTGCCCACAGAAAATTTGTCAAATAACTTTCCTTCTGTGCAATCGCCTTAATATCCAAAGGATCAGAACCACCAACACCAGATATACGAGGATCAATAGTTAATTCCTGTTTATCATCGACGGTGATTTTTGCTGATCTATCTGGTACTGTAGTTAAAGACAAAGATGATACAACTTCTGGTTTAAATGGCTCAACATTCTTAGTTTGATTAGGACGACTAAGTCCCAAAACTTTTGCTATAGAAGCCACTGACGAAGCTACTGTACTAGTAGCCGATGCATAAGGCCCTATAACAGGAACTGATGACATAGCTGATGCCATACCCGCTATTTTAGTGGCAGGTCCAGAAATCATACCTTCTTTATTTGCCTCATCCTGCTCAGTACCACTATGTGGTTCAAAACCATCTTGTGGTGCCAAATTGGCTGCATCAACTGATGTAGGTACAGATACTTCAATATCTTCCATCCAAGCGAAAACCATAATGGATACGTTATCATTAGCACCATTAGCATGCTTCAAATTACCTACTGATCGAACCTGTAAATTACCAAGTTCCAACCAATCACGCAAAGTAATATTAGCATAATCTTCATGAAAGAAAAATGGCAAACACATAGTACCACCACTAGATGTTGTTGGATTAATAAATATATGCGGCAATTGAGATTGTTGCACAATATTCTCAGGTATAAGATTTGAAAATCCTGACAAATCATCATATCGGTGTAATGGCATGTAACTTACCAAAATACGTCCATAATGAAATCCTGTACCACTAACAACAAACTTAACACATAATTTACCACGTACAATATTAAAGAATGATATCCTATTATTAATACGAGTGTTATTCGCCAAATAATCATCCCAAGGATTAATATCTGCTGAAAAATCACTCCCTACAGGCCAATTATAAGCATTCAATCTAATTGGTCTCTTAAGGAAGTCCTTAAACATAGCTACACGTTCATCACGTGACTTGCGAACATCATCAACAAAATCTTCAATATGGTAATTATATCCGGCATCGGAATCTCCAAAAGTTATTTGTTGATTATCTGTATGTGTTTGCAATCCATTGTCACCAATAGTTGCGTCTGCTGGTCCAGAATGTGGTTCATAAAACTCTTCCAGCAAAACTACCATCGCTACAGCATCTTGAAAATTAACAAGATAAGTAACCAATGGTATTTGACCCGCCATCTCGAAATCCGCCATGGCATGTCTATAACGACTCATGCCCAAGCGTGTTAAAATAGGTCCATTAGTTAATTTACTAATGTACCAACTGCCAATGGTAGGGTCTGGAACTAACGTACTGGGATCAAAATCAGTAAACTCATATTGATCCAATACATCGTCCACAGTCACTTCATCACCACAATGCTTTTCCAAATCATCACTAAATGTGATAGGATATACAATAGGCATTTTCATTAGACGATGACTGTAATCATCTAATTCTTTAGCCACACAATCAAGTGGACTAAGTGGTTGTACAGTTTCAAATATCGCAGATTGTGGTTCAAAACCTGACTCAATCTGATCTACGACATTTGTAAACTTCGCCCTATTAATAGTTTGCCAGAAGTATTCTCTTCTGGCATACTTATTACTAGGGATTTTCGTGCAAAAATGTTCCAATCCTCTTTCCCGTAATAATTTTTGCGATCTACGGAGGGTTCTCATTGATATTTTATAAGAATTAGTAAGTGCGGTATTTTTACAAGCTACCACGCGACACTCATTACGCAATAGCTTGATTTCGTTGTTGGTTGGCAAGACCGAGGTAAAAACCCCTAAACCTTGTGTGCAAGCCTATATCATACGGCTACGAAATATTTTCGTATGACATGGTATCCAATACACACAATTTCTTTTGCTATGTTCCACAAGCAGAGAAATTACTGCTTTCATCATTTTGTAAGGGTTGATGATGGCCCTCATAATTGGAAATATACTTACATTTCCACTCCTCGACAGCTGCATCATAATCAACGTCCAATTGTGTGCACAAATGGAACATATTTGATCTAGATGCAATGTCCTTCATATGATCGCGTCGCCATTCATAAACGGCACGACCATGATTGCGCCACTCTCGTAACGCAGTGTCTATATTTTTGGCACAAGCCAACTCAGGTGTATCAAGTGTATGTTTATCACGCATATAGCAATGCAACATTTTAAATATAGACTTATCAGCTAAAGCACCAATATAACAGCCCTTATCTGGACAATAAACACTTTTCCTTTTAAGAAATTCAAATTGATCATATGGTAAAAACCTTGTCAATTCACTTTCCTTATCAGGCATAGTATAAATTTGTCCATACTGACCCAAAAATCGAGATAAACCTTGAATACCAAATATAGGTATATCATCACTCACTGAACCAATATTATCATCACCGTACGTCATAAGTTTAACCTTATCACGAAACGTATAACTAGAATCAAATAATGTAAAGAAATAAGCTCTTTGATTCAATGAACCACAAATACCATTCAATACAACAGTCAAGGAATTACCCGAAATATGAGTACC